GGACGGTTCGCTTCGCTACCCTAGGAGGAAGCCCACGCGCGGACGGATCCAGTCGCTGACGGCAGCGTTGCAGCGCGCGGCGCCGTAGTTGTAGACGTAGCAGACGGACGAGGAAGAGCCCGCCCCGACGGACCGGAGCCACCAGCCGTGGCGAGACTCGTTCAATCGGTGCGCCGTGTCGTGGAACAGGTCGAACTGGCAGTCGAAGCCCACGGAGTAGCCGGGAGTGCCCCAGACCGGGCAGCCGTAGACCTCCATCTCGGAGAGCGACCATACCTTGCCCAGGTCTGCCCAGGACCAGCTGTTCGAGTCGGTGAGCGTGCCCGATTCGCTGTATCGCTCCTCAAGCAGCACGCGCTGCGTGAGCAGGTGCTTGGTAAGGCCTTCGGGCAGGCAACCGGCGAAATTCTGCTCCCACGTATGCAGCTGGGAGCAAAGGTACGGGTGCGTCTCGTCGGCTGTGCCCTGGTTGGTATTGGTGGCGTTCCACGGCAGGAAGCTGTTGTTCTTCACCCCGGCGTAGGTCGGTGAGACCGCGATCGTGGAGGATGCCACGAACGCGAGGTGGTGACCCTTCTGCTGGTCGCCCGCGCAATAGTACGGGTCGATATGTGCCAGGAGGAAGCGCACCGACTGCTGGTCCGTGATGGCCGAGGCGCTCACGAGCGGTACGTCGATGTAGTCGCCCACGCGCATGCCGGAGAAGTTGTTGGCCTGCACGCGCTTGTGCAGCGCGTCGTAGATGGTGGTGGCGCCGGACACCTCGCCCTTGAGCAGCTCTGCGAGCGGTCGGCCCGGGTACTTGCCGATTAGGCCCTGTCGGTTGTAATCGGAGTTGTTGAGCGCCGTCGTGGCGTTGGTGCGGGCGGTGTCGTCAATCAGCTCGTAGTCGGTGCTGCCCACGGTGAGAATCTTTGCCTGTGCCATTTTGTTTCCTTTCTAAGCAAGCGTGATCGTGTTGCCGCTCGCCGAACACGTCGAGCCGAACTTCACCGTCGTCCCGCTCGCCGATGCCTTCGACGCCGGGCAGTAGACGGTTCCGCTCATGTAGATAAATTGTTCCGTGGAGTCCGCCAAGAGCTGCGCGAGCTTCGCGTTCTGCTCGCGCAGCTCGACGACATCTGAGCTCCCGATGCTGCCTTGGGCAGCCGAGTTGGCGGCCGCCTCACTCTTGCCGAGTGCGGCCAGGGCCTCCTTGAGCGCCTCCCTCGCCTTCGCGATAAGCTGGGTAGTCACGTCCACGGTCGGCCCGCCCGGTTCCAGCCCGGCTATGCACCCGCTCGGGGCCACGGTCCACGGGCGCTCCATCTCGCGCGTCACGATGCGCGAGTCCTCGGCGGGCGCGCCCACGAAGGAGACGAAGAGATAGCCCTCGTTGGCGAGGACCTCCCACGGGATGGCGATCTGCGTGTCCGCCGCAGGCTCGAACTCGACCGTTACGACCTTGCCGCTCGATGAGTTTCGGAAGACCGCGCGGGCGCCGAGGAGGGCGAGCCACTCCTCGTCGAAGGTCACCCTGATGGCGTCCGACACGACGCCGTTTTGGATGACGTCCTCGTCCCCGTCGATGCGGCGGATGACGCGGCGGGACACGGCGATGTTGTAGATCATTCGCCCGCCTCCTTGGTCATCCGGTCGATGTGGTTCTTTTCGCTGGCCACGAAGGCTCCGGTAGTTTCGTTTTCCATGTCACTCCTTTACGCGAGGATTCCGATTGCGGTCCACACGGGCGGCGAACCGACGAGAACCGCCCTCTGCCCCACCTTGGCGCCCGAGCAACCCGTGGTCATGCGCACACCCTCTGCCACGCCTCCGCGGACGAGCACCGACAGCGAGCTGCCGGTGACGGCGGCGACGTAGCCGTAGGCGATCTGCACGGGCGCCCTGTCGGGAGGGGCGATCGATTCCAGTAGGTCGGATGCCATGCTCATGCCGCGCTCCTCTCGAACTTTCGCGCCTCGATGTCCATCGGGCAGGCGGCCTCGAACTTGATCTTCTGTGTCCTGATGCAGGCGCGCTCGGCGTCGATGCCGGCGCTCGGCAGACGGATGTTACCTGCGTCATAGACCGAGACCGGGTCGTAGGCGCAGGTGCAGTTCACCCTCTGGATGACGGAGCGCCCGTCCCTGAGCAGCTCGGTGGCCTTGGCGTCGGCTGCGGCCTGGATGGCGTCATGCGGCCAGGGCGTCGCCCCGGCGCCTTCCTCGACCTTGTCCGCCACGACGACGGCCTCACCGGCCGACTCCAGGTACACATAGCCGGCAGAGACATCGCTGTAGCCGTCCGCGGGGGTCTCGGTCGCGATAAGGCGCTGCCACTTGCCGGTGAGCGTCTCGTAATGCATGGGGGATCCTGCAGACAGTGACGGCACCCACCACGCCTGCAGGCTCACGCGCGCGCCCTTCGTCCCCTTGATCCACAGGCTCTGCGTGACCGGCTTGCCCTTGGCGAGCGAGCCGACCTTGTCCTGGCAGAAGCCAATGCGCCCGCCGTCGCTCGCGACCTTGAGGCCGAAGAACACGGCGGTCTGCGGGGAATCCGGCACGTACACGGTGGAGATCGAGCCGTGACTGTCGCTCTGGCGGTAGGTCCCGCTCTCCTTGGTCCCCACGCCGACCTGCATCACTGCCGCGCCGGCGAGGATGTTTGAGTCCTCCGTGGCGCTCGTGGGGAGGTCGGACAGGTCGTAGCGCGCGGTCTCGCGGCGGCCCGTGCTCACGGTGGAGTACGGGCTGTCCGGGTCGTCGTCGACAGCCGTGCCCCTCACCGAGATGTCCTGGGACGAGAAGTCGACGTGGATGACGTTGGCCACGCCGAAGGTGTCGCGCTCGCGGTCGATCTCGAGCGTCACGCGGCAGTCGGGGCCCTCGACGTAGTCGAAGGAGATCGGACGCTGGTCCGGCTCCACATAGCGGCGGAACAGCACGCGGCCGAACGGATCGGTGTGCGCCGCGAGGAAACCGGCGGCATCGAGCAGGCGGTTGATTGCGGACAGCTTGGAGTCCGCGCGGTCCTCGTCGGAAGACGTCGTGGAGATGCCGAACACCCACGTGGAGGTGAGCACGGCGTCGCTCTCGTCCGCGACGACCTCGAGCCCGCAGTCCTCGGCGATCTTCTTGGCGGCGGCGACCATGTTGGTCCCGGCCGGGATCACGTAGGGGCCGTCGAAGTCGTCCTGCGCGAGCGCCCTGAGCCTGCCGTAGATGTCGGCGCTGCCGGTGGTGACCGCACCGCTGGAGCTCGCCTTGGGGGTGGAGACATAGAAGGTCCCCAGCGCCTCCGTGCGGCTCTCGACCGTCCATAGGGACGACGCCTCCAGGTAGACGCGCAGCAGGTCGGTTCCCAGGTCCAGCGCCCCGACATAGTCGATGCTCCCCTGCTCGAAGATGGCGGTGTCCTGGTTGCGCTCCACGCTGCCGCCGGTGACGTTGGCGAGCTCGGCGCCCTCGAGGCCGGTGGAGAGGTCGACCCTCACGAAGCGATAGTCGGCGTGGAAGGGCTCCAGCCAGAACCTGTCCCTAGGCATTAGGCTCCCTCCAGACCTCTCGCTTGGTGGTGAGACTCACCCTGTACCATCCGGGCGAGGACCTCGCGATGCTCGGCGACAGACTGACGAACGCTCGCTCCCCGTCGTGGGAGCGAGCCCAGCAGTGCGAGTTGGCGTGGAGCAGCACCGAGACTCGGTCGATGTCCTCGGCGCGCACGCCGAACTCCCAACTCTCTGACACGTCGAGCGCCCCTGAAGTGAAGCCCATCGGCAGGCCGCTGGGCGAGCCGAAGAAATGGTACTGGGCGATATCGTGGTCGTAGCTGCGCGAGTAGGCCGGAGGGCCTCCGACCCCGACCATGCCGGCGACCACCGAGGTCGCGCCCGCGCCGAAGTTGAAGGCGTAGCCGCTGCAGCGGCACGATGCCTCGATCTCGGTCGTGGAGACCGTGCCGCTCGCGGCGTGACCGACCGAGATGTAGGCGAACGGGACGTTGAGCGGAGGCAGTCGGTCGATGACGCTCTGGCTTGACTTGAGGCCGGTCGCGAGCGTCCTGCGAGATCCGTCCTGCAGGACGCGGATCACGTCAAAGGACTGGCACGGCGGGGGGCCGTGCAGCGCCGCCTCCCTCCCCTGGATGACCGCGTCGCCGGTGTACCCCAACGCTCCGTCGCGCACGGTAACGGTCGCGGCGAAATCATCGGAGTACGCGACCGAGACGATCGGAGGCGCTGGCGCGAGCCACTCCGTCACGAACGTTCTGGTGAACGTGGCGACCAGGCCGGAGCCGCCGCGGACGGTGAGCTCCAGCGTGTAGCGCGACCCGTTGTTCAGGCCCGTCGCCACCGTATGCGAGCGCGCCGACGCACCCGCCTCGATGTCCAGCGCCGTGCCGCCTGCCGAGGAGATCTTTAGGCGCTGGGATGCGACTCCGGTCTCGTCGGCGGCCTCCCAGGCGATGTCGAGGGGCAGCTCGACGACCGTCTCGCCGTCCACTGCCGGCGTGGTGAAGAAGGCCTGCGGGGGGTCGGCGACGGTGAACGACAGATACTGGCTCCAGGCGCCCCACGACGCGTCCGACCCCTTGGTGCGGACGCGCAGGCGGTAGGTCCCCTTGTCTGCGAGACTCAACGGCGCGCGCGAGGCGGAGCCGGCGATGTCGGTTACCGAGGAGGTTCCGTCTGGCTTGACCAGCTCCACTTGCGCCGCGGTCTGCACCGTGCCGTCCGGGTGGTTGCGTGTCCATGCCACGATCGCCCTCGACCCGGTCGGGTAGGCCGGTTCCAACCCGGAGACTGACGGTGCGTACGGCGGGCAGATCGTCGCCACGGCGTTGGACGCCGTCCACGCCGAGCAGATGGTGTCGCCGCCACCCGCCACGGGCTTGTCGCGATAGGTGCAGACCTCGTAGACGACCCTCTCGCCGGCCACCGCGGCCGGGTCGAGCATGAACCAGACGCCCGGCTCCTGCTTGTCGACCGCGAGGTCGCGGGAGACGTAGGTCCTTCCGCCGTCGGAGGTCGCGCGGACCCTGAAGCCGCTTATCCACGAGGGGATGTCCGGACCCCTTACGACCAGCGAGACCTCGCCGTCGCCGGAACGGGCAAGCGACACCGATGCCGGCGGTGCGGGCGTCTTGTAAACGCGGACGCTGTTCGACATGCCGGATGTGCCGCCGCGCCAGCGCGCCCTGACGTCGTAGTCGTAGTAGTGGTTTGCCGAAGTCGTCGCGTCGCGCCAGTTTGAGATCGTCCCCTGGTTGTAGGGGTTCTCAGTCGGACCGCCGTCGGTGTGGCGGTAGACGTTGACGCCGATGTAGTACTTGCGTGCTTCGTCATCCGGGTGGTTGACCCACTCGAGGGCCGTCGAGCCGTCGGTCGACTCAGTCACGGCGAGGTCGGTCGGCGCGGCCGGCTCGTAGGCGGGGACCTTCCCGATGGAGGCGTTCTCGCCGCAGCTAGTCGTGGTACCGCAGCCGCCGTATCCGCTCACCGTGACGGACTCGGTGTACGCTTCGCACCAGACATCGTAGTCCTTGTCACCGCGCGCGGCATCGGTATAGCCGCTGACGGTGACGGCACGCTTGTAGCTGGAGGTCGTGTAGCCGTCGCCGCTCGCCCGCCAGACGCCCCCGACCTTGACGTGGAGGCGCACACCGAACCAATACCAGTCGCCGAAGTCGACGGTCGCGGTCCAGTGGATGCGCGCCGTCGCGTCGCTGATGTTCTCGACCCAGGTCGACAGAGAGACGCCGTAAAACTTGGAGCTGCCTCGCCTTGTCTCAGCGTATGCCATGCGCTACCCCCTCCTTGACCTGGACGAGCGCTTTATCTCGGAGATGAGCTCCTTGAGCGCGCGGGCGATTCGCTCGTCGACCTCGAGCAGCGAGCCGTCGATGCTGATGTAGTAGGTGTCGCCGCGCTCGACGATGCCGAGGCCGGCGGGGGCGGCTGCGCCGAGCGCCACCGACCGCGCGCCGGCGGCATCGGCCGCCGCAAACGAGACCGGGGAGACGTCGAAGACGTCCTCGACTCGGGCGAGTGCCTTGGACGCCATCGCCGCAGTGCCTGCGGACGCGGCGACTATGCTCTCGCCGAAGTCGCCCATGAGGGCGCGGCCGGAGTATGTCGTGTAGCCGTGGCCGCTGAAGGGACCCCACTTCGCGGGCGAGAACGGGAACAGCCCGCGGATTCTCTCGACGGCGCCCGACACGGAGGACGTGACGGTGCCGACCGCGCTCTCGATGCCCGACTTGAGGCCGTTGAGGATGGCCTTGCCGGACTCGACGAGCCAGGAGCCCGCACCCGAGAAGAAGCCGGTGATCTTATCCTTGATGCCGGTGACCGTGGTGTAGACGGAGTCGATGCCGCTCTGGGCGGCGCCCTTGATGCCCTCCCAGATTGAGGAGAACGCGCCCTTGATGGCGCCCCATGTGCTCGACCAGACGCCGCTGATGGTGCCCAGCACCGAGCTGATGACCGACGACACGACACCTATCGCGGCGTTGACGATGGTCTGGATGGCGTGCCACACGATCTCGGCGATCGACTGGATGCCCGCCCACACGCCCTCCCAGTCGCCGTTGATGGCGGCGAGGACGGTGCCGATGACTGCGCTGATGACCTGCATCGCGGTCGTGATGACCAGCTGGATGGCGGGCCATACCGTCGAGATGAGCGCCGAGATCGCGGCGCAGGCGACGGTGAACGCCGCCTGGACGACGGGCCACACGGCCTGCACGACTGCGGCGATAGCGTTGACCGCCAGCACGAGCACGCCCATGATGACGCCGGCGACCTGGACGAGAAGCTGGACTATCTGCGCCGCGACGGGCGCGACGGCGGCGATGATCTGCCCGACGACGGGGGCGACGGCGGCGAGCAGCTGCAGCAGCGCGAGGGCGATGTTGCCGAGAGCGGGAAGCAGCTGCCCGGTGACTACCGAGGCCACTGCGGCGAACGCGGAGACGAGGGTCGGCATGACCGATGCCACCGCCGAGGCGACGGCCGAGAAGGCGGGCGCCAGGCCGGATGCGACCGCCGAGGCGGCAGACATGACCGACGAGCGGAAACCCTCGTTTGTCGTCATCATGTAGCCGAAGCCGGCGGCGAGCGCGGCGGCGGCGGCGACCACGACGGCTATCGGGCCGACAAGCGTCGTGAAGGCGCCCGCGCCCGAGCCGATGGCCGAGAACAGCCCGCTGACGGGGCCGGAGGCGGAGGCGAACGCACCGGCCGCCTCGCCGGAGACCATCGACGCGAGCGAGCGGATCTCGCCGATGCCCGAGCCGGCTGCCTTGGCCACGCCCTTGAGCGCGACCTGCAGGCTCTTGAACTTGTCGGTGCCGCCCGTCACGCCGGAGATGGCGAGCTTGGCGGCAGCCAGGCCCGCAGTCGAGCCGATGAACCTGCCGACCGCGTCGGTTATCGCGGATATCCCGCCCGACGAGGCCGTGAACGATAGGACGCTGCTGGCGGCGGCGTCGAAATCGCCGGCGAGCCCGGAGATGGGGCCCCTGACCGCGGAGCAGAAGGACGCGATGCCGCCTGCGCCGTCCACGAGGCCGTTGATGGCGTCGGCCGCGCCCTTGACGCCGAGCGCGAGGTCCTCCGGCCACGTGGCGGTAAACGTCTGGCCGGCGAGCTCGGAGACGCGGTCGATGACCCTGCCGACGGCGTCCGCCGCGGGCTCGAGCGCACCGCGGACCGCTCGCATGAGCACGTCCGCGTTATACGCGAGCGTCGAGAAGCTGTCCGAGGACTTGCCGAGGCGCTCGAGCATGCCGATGAACCGCTCAACGTAGCCGACGACATCGGAGACGGCGTCCTTGACGGACCCGATGGCCCCGGCGGCGGTGTCGCCGGCGCCCTTGATGAGGCCGGTGGCGGCCTGGATAGGCGCCGTGATGTTCTCGACGCCGATGGCGTCGATGCACGCGGCGACTGCCTTGGTCACCGAGTTGCGCAGGTTGGCCACGGACGTGGCGATGCCTGCCGTGCCGTTCTTCGCCTGCCGCGCGAAGGAATCGAATCCGGCGTACCCGTTCTTGTCGAGGGACACGAACGCGTCCTCGAGGTCCTCGACGCTCACCTTGCCGGTCTTGAGCGCCTCGTAGAGGTCGTTCGTGCTCGCCGTCGGGCCGAGCATCGACTTGGCGACCTGGTCCATCTGGCCGGGCATGGCGGTGACGATCGAGCGCCAGTCCTCCATCTCCGGCTTGCCCTTGGCGAGCACCTGGCTGAACTGCTCGAGCGCCGCCTCCTGCACCTGCGTCGCCGCGCCGCCGGCGAGCAGCGCGTCGTTGAACGCGAGCATGATGTCCGTCGCCCTGCCGACGTCCTTGACGGTCGGCACGATCTTCTGCACCGACGAGGTCATGGCGTCCAGGCGCGTGGGCAGGCCGGTGAGGTGGTCGCTCATCTTGTCGATGGACGAGGTGGCCGCGTCGGCCCCATACCCCAGGCCCGCCATGACCTTGGGGAAGTTATTCATTGTGTCGACGCGGCTGATCGCCGAGTCGAGCGAGTTGCTGATGGCCGTGAAGGCCTTGCCGGTAACCGCGGAGACGATGCCGGCGACGGCTCCGGCCTTGGCTCCGAGGCTAGAGCTGAAGGCCGCGCCCGTCTTGGCGCCGGCCTTGGAGCCGATGCCCGAGCTGCCCGCGAAGGCGCTGTCGAGCTGGCGGCTGATCGATGACGTGAGGTTGTCGAATTTGGGTGTCAGCAGCACCGAGCCTTTGGCCACGGTGGGCAAGGGTGATCACCTACCTACGAGCGCTCCCCGAACAGCAGGGAGTCGACCTCGTCCCGACTCAGGTCGAGGCGGCGCGCGGCGGGCTCGGCGCCCCTGGCCTTCGGGCGCTTCAGTGGGTCGGGCTTCCTGCCCTTGCCCCCCGCGTTCTCGTAGCGCATGAAGGAGAGGTTGTCGACGGCGAGGGCGAGCAGGTAGGCGTGCTCGTCCCATGTCGCGCGCGGGTCGATGCGAGACACCGTGCGCGACTGCGGCGGCAGCTGCCCCACGAGCGTGAGGAGGCCGTCGAAGTCCCCGCCGATGATGGCATCGTCCAGGTCAATCGAATAATACTGGCGGAGGTCCGCCTTGAGCTCGTCGCGTCCATCGAGCAGGACGTCGACGAGCGCGACTAGTTTTTTAGGCTCGCGGCCTCGATGAGCAGCTGCTCGATGCGGACGATCTCCTCGATGTCGTCGTAGCCCATCTTGGCGGTCACCGCCTCGGCGACCTTGTCCTCGACGCCCTCGCCGAGCATTGCGGTGAGGTAGCCGAGCTGCTCGTCGATGCTGACGCCCTCGTTGGCCGCGGCGGCGGCCTCCTCCTCGGTCATGCCCGAGCGGATGGCCTTCTCGTAGACCTCGTTGCGCTCCTTGCTCTCGCGCTGTGCGCGCGCGATCTGCTTGAGCACCTTGCGCGAGCGGAAGCGGCGCATGTCGAGCACGTACTCGACGCCCTCCACCTCCACGGCCTTCTCCCAGGGCTGCAGCGTCTGGCGCTTCGCCGCCGGATCGAACTCGACGACGGGCGCGGGGCTGAAGCCAAGGTACTTCTCCTCAAGTTGCGCGCGCATGCGCTCCTTGCTCTCCGCCATCTCTCGCAGCTGCTCGGGGGTCATCTCGTTGATGTCCATGGTTCCTCCTCTGTGTAGGCGCAAATGCTTGCTGAGGGCGCTGCGGCGCCTACCTCGCAGCGCCCGCCGCAAGCATTTGGCGGGAAGGGAGGGGCGGACGCCCCTCCCCCTTGTCTGTTATCCGGCTAGGCCGTTACGGCCTTGGGCTCCTCCTTGCCCTATGCGCGTACCTCGGCCTGCGCTATCTGGGCGGCCTTGACCGTGTCGTAGATGTCGGTCGTGTGGGTGTCGCCGTCGTCGTTGTAGGGGACGCACGTGATCGTCGGTGTGTAGCCGAGCAGATCGGAGCTGTTGTAGGAGACGTCGTCTCGCTCGAATGCCTGGCCGATCGGGATGACGTTGCGCAGGACCTTGGTGGAGGAGATGATCGAGTCGAAGACGTAGACGTGCGGGTCGGTGAAGTTGCGGTTGTGGCGGATGTGGATGGTCGCCCCGCTCTCCGTCACGTTGTCGTCTCCGTAGATGGTCTTGAGCACGGCGACGGACGACTGGATGAAGGTCATCTGCGCGGAGTCGGCATAGCTCGTGAGGTCGCGGGCGACCTCGGAGCCTCCCCAGTCGTTGTGGCCCTCGGAGTCAGTGTCGGTCGTGAAGGTCACGCCGTCCTCGGAGATGTAGCCGAGCGAGGCGCCATTGTGCTGCTTGATGAGCTCCTTGAGCGTCTTGGACGGGTCGGAGAGACTGATGATGCTGGTTCCGGCAGGGAACACGGCGGCATAACCGCCGGGACGCCCCTTTGCTACGCCGACAGAGGCCTTGTCGAACATTGTGCTCTCATCGGGCATGTGGCCCTCCTTTCTGTGGCGCGCTAAGGACGCGTCACCATGTAAACGTTGATCTGGTACCGCTCGTGGCGGCTGTCCGGGTCGGGGAACCGCAGCGTGCCCTCCACGGACACACTGCACACCTCGGGGATGGCCTCCCAGCACCAGGTGAGCCACTCACGGGCCATGAGCGCGAGCGTGTAGGCCTCGGCCTCCGTGCTTGCCCACGTCTGGACCGCCAGGTACGGGTCGTCGCGGCCGGGGCCGGACGGACCGCCGGTGCGCTCGACCGTGGCGAACCTGTCGGGCTTATCGCTCGGAACTGTCGTGGAGCACGGGACGCCGAGCGCAGCGCCGAGCTTTTGCGGCAGGACGGCCAGGATGTCGAACATCAGAGACCGCACCCCTTCCTGAGCGTGTTGTTGCGCAGGTTGTCGAGGCCGGCGAGCCTGCCGTCCCTCTCGCCCGCCTCGTAGACCAGGCCGCCGGCGGTATAACCGCGCTGCACGCCCTTGGACTCGTAGCGGGCGCCGGCGCGCCTGAGCGCCGGGTCGCACATGACATTGCAGCGCGCGGCGGCGGCCGCGGCCTGGGACTCGAGCATCGCCTTGACGCCGTCCGACTTGAGCACGGCGCGCACGCCCGACATCACGGGCGTGACGCGCACGCGCCTACCCATCGACGGCCTCGCACTCGACGGCGCGGTCGAACTGCCCGGGGCAGTTGCCCGGCAAATAGGGCTGGGGGTCGCCGATCACACGGTACGCACGTCCGTCGTAGCGGATCAGGCACCGGCGCAGCGAGCGGCGGTCGCCGCGCGGCCAGTGGAACGTCATGGAGACGGCGGTCCCCTCGGGGCGCGGTGCGGAGAGGTCGGCCGTGCCGCCCGGCTGGGGCAGCACGCCGGCGACGTCCTCTGCCGCGCCGAGCTCGCACACCGCGTTGCCGTGAGCGTCGGTGGCCGGCTCCTGCGGCGCGATCACCTGGACGGTGACGGTCCTAAACATCCGCATCCCCCTCCCTGTCGGCGGCGGTCATGGCGTCTATGCTGCGCACGCGGCAGCCGGCGAGGCCGAGCCGCTTGAGGTCGGAGCGCCCCAGGTAGAGGTCTCCCGTGGGGTTCGCGAACGTGAAGCTGGACGAGTACGGGCCTGCAGTTTCTGACTGTTGGGTGATGCCCGCCATGGCGCCGGGCGCGTTGACCGCGCGGGCGACCATGGCCACGCAGACGGGCTTCACGTTCTCGTCGAACGTGGCGTTGACGCCGGCGGCGTAGTCGCTGCCCATATGGCGCCGGTACGCGCCGCGCAGGTGCGCCGATGCGTCCTCGAGCAGGGCCGCGACCCTGCCCTCGTCCCCGTCATCGACGGGGCCGCATCGCGCGATGTAGTCGGCGACGGTCGCGAAGGCGTCCACTAGAGCGTCTCCAGGATGGCGGCGAGCTCGGCCTTGGTCGCCTTGCGCGGGGCGAAGCCGTTGGCGGCCTCGATGGCAGCGCGAAGCTGCTGCACGGTCATATCGTTCGCGGGCTTCTCGGGCACGGGCTGCTCGGGCGCGGGCGCGGCGTCCTCAACGCCCTCTCCCTCGGCGCCATCGTCCTCGACGGGCTCCGCGCTAACCTCGGGCTCGGCGGGCGGGAGGTCGACGAAGCCGCCGGCGGACAGCTCCGCGAAGCGCTCGTCGGTCAGCTCGACCTCCTCCCCCACGAGATGCACCGCGAGGGTCTCGCGGTCACGGTACGGGTAGGTGACCAAAGCGATCATGGATGCTCCTTAGGGTTGCCTAGGCGGTCGGGGCGATGGTGCCCTTGACCACGAAGTCGATGTACTCGGCGAAGAACACGAGGCCGACGTAGGCCACGGTGTCGTAGGTCAGGCTCTTGAGCTCGGGCGAGTGGGACACGGCGATGTAGCCGCTCTCGTCGGAGTAGAAGCCGAACAGGTCGTCGCCGTCGGTCGGGGCGACGTAGACCTTGATGTTGTCCTTGACGGTCGCGTAGATCGTGCCGGCGGCGACGGAGCCGGTGGACACGAGCGTGCCCAGGCCCGCCCAGTTCTCGATGTAGGAGATGCCGAAGGCGCTGAAGACCTCGGACTCGCCGATCTGCTTGGCGAAGTCGACCGGGTTGGCGAAGTAGACGGTCTCGCCGCTGCCGAAGCCGTACTCCTCGGTGAGGTTGGACAGGGCGGCCCAGGCGTTCGCGGCGGTGGCCACGAGGCTCTTGCCGGTCGCGGCCGTGGTGCCCTCGGCGCCGAGCGCGGCGACGAAGTCCTTCTTGATGTTGCGCTGCATGTCGGAGATCATCGCGGCGTCGGTCTTGTCGACGGCGCCGTCGTAGCCGCGCTTCTTGACCTCCTGCAGCGTGGTCTGCTTGCGGTAGGGCTTGAGCGTCACCTCGTAGGTCGCGACGTCCGCGTAGGCGTAGCTGGACAGCGGGATGTCCTGGCCGGGGGTGTACTCGGCCTCGGAGAGCTTGCCGGTGATCTTCTTCTGGTGGAGCGTCTCGCCCACGGCCGCGTGGATGGGCGCGCAGGTGGACAGCATAGCCGTGAGCTTCTCGAGCGACTTGGTGAAGGTGTTCACGAGGTCGACGTTGCGCGCGGCTGCGAGGGTCTTGATATCGGGCATTGGGGCCCCTTTCTCCCCTTACTTGAAGAGGTCGATGTTGGCGGCGATGGCCGCCATGCGTTCCTTCTTGTCCTCGATTCCGAGGATGTCCTTCTTGGAGGGCTTGCCGGGCTTGGGCTTGCCGCCGGCCTCGGGCGCCTTCGGCGCGCCGCCGGCCGGTTTCGTGATGGCCGCCACGGCCTTGGCCTGCTCGGTGAGCGCGTCCTCGTCCTCGCCGTTGAGCGTGGCCACGATGGAGCGGTCGAGTCCGGTGGCCTTGGCCACGGAGTCGACGAGCGCGGAGCGGGCGGCGCTCGCCTTGAGGGCGGCGTTCTCGCTCTCGAGCGCGCTCAGGCGCTCCTCCACGGTCGGGTCCGCCTTGGGTGCCGCGGCCTTGAGCTCGTCGAGCTCCTTGAGGTTCGCCTTCGAGCGGCTCTCCCACTTGCGCGACTCCTTCAGCGCGTTCTCGTAGAGCGCCTTGTAGTCGGGCTCCTGACCGGCGTCTCCGCCCTGTGCAGGGTTGGTCGGATCGGTCTCGGCGGGCGTGGTCTCCTGGGCCATGCTCCCTCCATTTCCGCCCCGTGCGGGGCATCGTCTTGCCCCGTGCGGGGCGCTTTTCGGCATGAAAAAGGCCACCCGTGCGGATGGCCTGGTTCAACTTTTGGTCGGGGCGGCGGGACTCGAACCCGCACGGGCGATGCCCACGTGCTCCTGAGGCACGCGCGTCTGCCATTCCGCCACGCCCCGATGGCACCTGGCCGAGGAATCGAACCCCGGTAAGCGGTTTTGGAGACCGCCGCACTGCCATTGTGCTAGCCAGGTGTGTATAATCTGATTAGAAAGGCCCTGGGCGTGCTGGATAGCTAACCTGGGGCTTATTTCTTTATGTCGTCTATGGCCCCGCCCCTGGTCAACAAGATAACGCGGTCGATGTCATGCCTCGACATCTCGAGCCGCACGCGCTTCAGCGCGTCCTCTCTTGTCACAGGGACTTCCTCGCAGTTAAGCACGACGATAGAGGGCTTTACCGGCCCACCTTCCACCTTTTCGAACTGCCGCACTGCCTTTCTTATATTGCGCTCGATGAACCTAAGCCCGTTGACGCCAGACGCATCGCTTGTCGGGCTCTTCAGCTCGCATAGCTTGCCGTCGAGCAGCAGGTCGATATTGGAAAAGCCCTCCGGCGCGCCCTCCTTGCGGACGACGACCTCGTGACCGGCCGCCCGAAGCGCCTCGTGCGCCGCGAGGTCGTAGGACCCGCCGCGCTCGTGCGCGAAGGTCTCTTTCGGCTTCTTGTACACGACTGGAGGCCCAGGCGAACCGAGCACGGCACGCTTCGCCGCGTCCTTGCCGGCACTCGTCAGACTTTCGTCCTCGTCGATGTTCTTGAACTGTGCCCACCGCTCGCGCAGCTCCTCCGGTCTCACGCCCCCCACGAGCTCCGCGTCGGGGTCGTCCTCGAAGCCGGGGACCACCTTGCAGTCGCAGTGGCGGTGGAAGTGCCTGAACTCGCCGGCGGACTTGCGCGTGTGGTAGACCGCGCCGCGGCTCGCGAGCATGATGCAGAAGGTGCAGGTCTCGAAGCCCGTCGGCACGCGCGCGAAGCGCACGCCGTGGTCCTTGTCGCGGCCCACGTTGGAGATGATCGTCTCGTTCAGGCTGCGCAGCGCGTCGTTGCGGGCGTACTCGCCGCACGCCCTGGCGAACGCCGCGTCGCCGCCCTTCACGAGCTTCTTCGCCTGGTATCTGGCAACGGTATCGACCGATTCTGGCCTGTAGGTCGTTATGGTGACGGCCTGCTGCAGCCTGGCGCCGTTGCGCTCGGCGAGGTCGTCGTACCACTGCGCCGCGAACTCCGCCGCGACGTCGTCGTATCCCTGCACGAAGCCCTCCATGATGAGCTTCGCGGCCTCGCGCTTCTCGGCCACGGTCGCGGCCCCGTGGGCGCGGCACCAGGCGTGCACGGCGGCCTCCACGTCGGATGCCGCCCTGTCGCCTATCTTCGCCACGGCCCGGTTGTAGGCCGCGAACTCCGCCGCGCTAATCATCGGCGGGCGGCGCGGGCTCCGCCGCCTGGGCGGCGCCCGCCATCAGGTCGAGCGCCGCCGAGCGCGTCACGTTGCGCCTGATCTCGGATGAGACGTTGCGCACCTCGTCGTCATCGAGGCCGTTGAGCCGCCAGAAGGTCGGCGTGCCGGCGAAGCCGTCCACCACAGACGCGAGCTTGATGGAGCTGTCTGTCTGCTGGGCCAGGGTCGGCATGGCGGGGTTCAGGAAGTGGACGGACACGCCGCAGGCGTCCTCCGCCTCCTCGTATGAGCACCCGAGCTCCGTCGCGATCGCGGCGGTCGCGGCGTTCGCCAGCGCCGCCTTGGCCTCGCGGATGAAGCTCTTGCACTTGAGGATGAGCGGCTCGTTCTCGGCGTAGATCGCCTCGGCGGAGCTGGGGTTGTCGCTCATGATGCCGAACTGCCCCACGTGGATACCGGTCGCGGCGCTCATGCGCTTGCACAGGTTGCCGAAGTGCTCGGTCATGGGCTGCATACTCGGCTGCGTGAGCTGGCCGAACTGCGGGATCGTGCCGTCCTCGGTCTTGGTGACCTCGAAGATGGAGCCGATGAAGGCGCTCCACTTGGTCTTGTCGGCGAACGCGTCGCCGTCGGTGCCCAGCAGGTACTTCTGCGTGGACGCGGCGAACGCGGCGGCGATCTCCTCGTTGACGTTGGCGCGCATGGCGCAGTCGATGTTCCAGCGCACCTCGGAGTTGATCCTGGACACGCCGAAGGGTCGGTCGTCGTCGGGGTTGTGCGGCATGACGAACATGGGCACGGCGCCCAGGCCGTGCTCCACGTACTCCGCCGCCCACTCGTTGCGGCGAACCTCGCGGATGCGCACCATGCGGTCCGGCAGCATCACGTTGACCCAGTCCGGGCGGTCCGTGGGCCGCCCGCGGTCCTTGGCGAAGGAGACGACGAACATGCCGGAGGACAGGCACTCGTGGACGTCGTCCCAGATGCCCGTGCACAGCGTCGGCGGGTACGCCGAGATGCGGGCGTGCCCGTCCTCGTCCGCCGTCACCACGAGCATGGAGAAGCAGTACTTGAGCGCGGAGTTGACGGCCTTGCCGACGCGCGTGGCCATCTTGTTGCGCTTGGCCACGGAGGTGAGCAGGTCGTCGAAGTCCGCGTCGTCGGGGCACGTGAACCCGTCGAAGGCGATGTGGTCGCGCATGACCTCCACGCACTTGTAGCCCCAGCCGCACGCGACCTCCAGGTCGCGCAGCGAGTCGGGGACGGAGATGCCGAGGTCCTTGAGCATGTTGCGCGCCTCGTAGTAGTCCGATCGCAGGAGGTTGCCCCTGTAGTGCGTCTGCCAGCTGTTGAGCAGGCAGCGCACCGTCTCGCGGTCCTCCTCGAGCAGGCCGTCGGCGGACGCCACGGCGTAAGGTATCGAGATCAAGTGACCCTCGCCTTCATTCCGGGTTTTCTCTTCGATGTGCTGAGCGCGAGCAGCGCCAGACCCGCTGCCTCGATGGGCGCGGCGTTGTCCCCGCCGAAGCCCCAGCCGCCCGACGAGCCGATCTTGCGCTTGGGTGAGGTCTCGGCGGAGAGGTCGAGCGCCGGGCACGCGATATGCGTGACCGAGCCCGCCTTCGCGCCGGACGAGATGAGGCTCGCGGCGGTCACGGCCTGGTCGGTGCTCGGGCGCAGGATGTAGTCCTTGGGCATGCCCATGCCCTCGAGCTTGTCGCACAGGGCGCCGGCGCCCGCCTTGCCGTCGATGGCGACGCAGGCGTACCTGCCCGCCCTCGCGGCGATCCAGTAGGCCAGCCAATCCGTGCTGGGCTCCGGGTCCTTGCAGAAGGGAAGCTCAACGTGCACGGTCGGCGAGCCTGGCGGCCGCACGGCGCACGCAACGGCGACGGTCGAGCCGTCGGCGCTGAACCTCACGCCGGCGCAGATCCTGCAGCCGTCGGTCAGCCCGGGGCCGCTCCCCACGAGGCACTCGCCCCATGCGCCGGCGCCGATGACGGGCGGCTCAACCTGCGTCTGCGGGGGCAGCCAGTAGCCCAGGTATTCCTGGGCGGCGCCAAGCTCGTCCATGTCCTTCATACCGGTGCGGATGGCGCGGATGTCGGCGTGGTATCCGAGCGATGGCATGACCTCCGGCCAGCGGCTCTCGTCCCAGATGTCGCCGACCTCCTCGACGCCGTACTCCAGCCACAGCAGGTCGGACGCCTTCTCGCCGCCCTCCCACGCCTGCTGCCGGAGGTTCTTGAACACCTCGGCGGGGTTGCCGGCGCGGGTCGGCGTTCCGGCGTACACGATCATCAGGTTGTGCTTGGCTCCGGACACCGTGGTCGGGTTGACGACCTGGGTGTGGATGCCCGTGAGCTCCTGGGCCTCGTCGTATATGACGATGTCGAACGAGAAGCCCAGGCGCGAGGACTTGGTCCTCGTCGAGAACTGGATGACGCCGCCGGAGCTGAACCGCATCCACTCCTGGCCGGTCTGGGAGCAGACCTCGACCAGGAGCTTGCGCCAGCGCGGGATTCCCTCGGACGTGTCGCCGACGCGGCGGCCGAAGATCTTGCGGAAGCGGGCGACCATCTCCATGGTCGTGGAGTAGTTGTGCTCGGTCCACAGCACCTTGTAGCCGGCCAGCGCCGCCATGATCGCGACCCACACGATGAGGTCGACGGACTTGCCCTGCTGGCGCGGGATGGAGATGCCGACGCGGGGGTGGACCCATTTGCCGCTCGCGTCCACGGCGCCGATATCGTGGGCGAGCTGCTCCTGCCACGGCACGAGGTCGTAGCCCATCGTCGGGGCGAGCTCGACCGCGAGGGAGCCGATGGATCTCTCGTAGGGCTGGACGAGGCGCAGCCTCGGCTTAGCCGAGGACGTCGCGCAGGACAGAGACGGCGTTGATGATGACATCGTCGCCACCGTCATCCCCGGCCCCCTCTATTCGCTCGATCTGCTCGAGCGTCTCGCGGTACTCCTTGGCGAGCCGGGCCGCCTGGCTGGGCTCGGCGTCGTAGAGCTGCCGCTCGATGACCTGCCGCACCCACCGGAGCCTCCCGAGCGTGTCCTGGCGGCCGTCCGGGCCGTCGGCCGGGGGCGCCGAGACGCCCGTGCCCACGGACTGCCCCATGGACTCGCCGGTCGCGATCTCGCCGCTCTCCTTCATCCTCTTGATGAGTGCGCACACGCCCGAGCGCGACCGCTTGAGCTTCTTCGCGATAGCCGCAGGTCCGAGCGCCGGGTACGCGTTTCTGACGAACTCCCGCTCGTCCGGGGTCCAGGGCTTGCCCCTCGGCTTCGTGGACTTCGTGGACATTCCATGCACCTCCCGGTATGGACTCGGTTTTAGGGCCTGCGCAAAAAAGGCGCAATGCCGCGGGGCGAGCCCTCGGCCCCCGGGGAGGGGGCCATCCCCCAGGGTCGGCTCACCACGGCAGCGAGGTCGAGCAGCCCACGTCGCGGGGGCGCGGCGAGATCGGCTTGCCCAGGGCCGCGAGGCTCTTGTTGCCGCGCCGCTCGTTGCAGAGCCTGTGGGCCGGCGCGACGTTCGCGCGGTCGACGGGCGAGCCGCCCTTGGAAACGGGCACGATCTCGTCCACCTCGAAGCTCATCGGGTCGCCTGCCGGCAGGTCGTAGTCGATGGCCCCGCCGCAGATGTGGCACGGCAGGCCCTGCGCCTTGAGCCATGCGCGCACCTGCCGGCGGGCGTGGCCGTTGGCGTAGCGGGTCTTGGTGGCCACGGCTAGCGCTCCACGGGAGAGCGGCCCCGGTTGGCCATGCATTCCTCGAGCCCCGTAAAGCGCAGGCGCTCGACGGCCTTGCCGGCCCCCTTGCACTTGCGCCCGCCCGCACGGCGGGCGATGCCCAGGGCGCGGCGGAAAGCCCACGCCATTACGGTGTCGTACCGGCTTGCGGCACGGGCGATAGCCTCGCGTGTGACCACGGACCCACCTCATTACGTTGTTGCTTTAGAAATGGAAAGGCCGGAGTCCCTGAACTGCTGTAGGGAACCCCGGCCACTCATCTGTGCTTCCACGCACATCCGACCCGCACACCGCGCGGGCGGCGCTGCGAATCGACACCCTAGTTATATCCCAGAAGAAACCTGCAACGGTCTGCAATTGTGTGCAATCGTCTGCAACTATCTGCAATCGTCTGCAATTGTGTGAAGTCCCATAAAGACAAAAGGCCCCGACCGCACATGGCGATCGGGGCCGACATGCTGACGCGAACCAGCTATCCAATTATATTGCCGCACGGCCCACGCCAGCCCTTGCGGCAGCGATGCCCACCATATCGACCCAGTCCAGGGCCGATGACATATCTGAATGGACCGACCTCACCGACACGCCCAAGGTCCCCGCGATCTCCTGCAGCGTACGGTCCTCGCAGTATCGCAGCTCCAGCACGTCGCCCCAGCGCTTGCCCGGGTTGGCGGAGCGCAAGCCCGCGCAGAGCTCGCGGCCGCGCTCCACCTCGCGCCGGAGCTCCGACAGCTCCGCGCCGCTGCGGCGCTCGTAGTCGATCCTGTCATCCGTCGAGCGCATGAAGTCCGTCCCGTGCGCGCCCTTGCCCACGGCGTCGTAGCGCTGGGCGCGCACCTGCTCGCGCGCCTGCATCGACTCGATAACTGCCAGGCGGCGGTCGATGCCGCGCTGGGCGGCCCGTACGGTATCGAAGTATTCCCTTGCGTCCATGTGACCTCCCGCGTGGTACCATGCTCTACGCCACATAGAGGATGCCGGGAGGCGTCTTTGCCAAAGGCCGCCGGCGCTCCAACGCCAGCGGCCTTAATTATATATCTACCTATGTCTACCTGCGGAAACTCAATATCTCATCGCGACCTCGCGGCGCATGGCCTGGAGCTCATCGTAGGCCGCGCCCGACCCGGCAAGGTAGCGGTCGACCCTGTCGCGCTTCGGCTTGGCGCCCTTGCGGCGGGCCTCCTTCACGCGGCGCAGGTCGTGCTCGCGCCGGCACGCCTCCGAGCAGTACTTGGCGTGGGGCGCCTTCGGGATGAAGACCCTCCCGCAGATCGCGCACGTCCTCTCCTGCACGTTCCACATCACGTTCATCTCGTCGACCTCCTGCACCTGCGGGCGCGGCGCGCCTCGATGCTCTTGCGCACGCGGCGGTTCTCGGCGAGCATCCGCCACAGCTTCTCAAACAACCTCATCGCTTCGCCTTCCTCGACCTCTTGAGTGCGCGGGCGCGGTCGCGCTGCAGCGCCCTCGCCCTTCGCTCCGTCTCCCCGATCTGCGCCGCCGTCACCCGCGGCGCGTCGGCGCGACCGTGCACGAGCGCCCGGCGCGCGGGGCCCGAAACCAAATCGGGCACCATGCGCCAGGCGGTCGCGCGGAACAGCTCGGCCGCCGAGCGGATCAAAGCTCCTCTCCGCAGAACGGGCAGTACTTGATGTCCTCGATGTAGGCGGTCGCCGTCACGTCGGCGCTGACGCAGTCGCCGGCCGAGCCGTTGACCGAGATGTCGAGCGCCACGTCGGTATCCAGCTCGACGGCGATGATGGGCTGGCCGTCATAGCGCCGCGCGAGGGTCATGGACCCAACGGACCAGTTCCGGATGTCCCGGTCGGGCGCGGAGTGCAGCGACGCGATGCGCGACCCGCCGCAGAAATAGCAACTCATTTGCTCTCACCGCCCAGCCTGCGGATACGGGCAGCCACGTCCCGCAGGAAAGCCTCGACGCAAGTGCAGTCGCGATGCTCGAACTTGCACCCTTCGCAATCGCGCCTGTCGCGATCGAGATACGTGCAGGCGGTTCCATCCTGGCGGTCGGCGACTCTATCCAAATCGCCCGCCAGCTTCTCCAGGCTGTCGGGAGGCGTGAGGTGGCAATCGTCGGCGTACGAGCCGGGGCCGGAGTCAAAGTGGACGACCCACCGCTGAGACCAGGTCGAGAACTCGTACGATTCGACCTTCCTGCACTCCCCGTGGGCGTCGAGTAGCTCCTTGGTGTCCAGCGGAATACGACCGCCCTCCGCGTCGACTGGGCCCAGCGGCCCCAGCGTCGGCAGCTGCACCACCTCCCCGTCCGCAGTCATTAAGCTATCGACCATAAGGCGCTCGCTCACTTCGTGCTCCAATCCTTCTCGATTTCCTTCTCCTCCGCGACCATGATCAGCGCCTTGTTGAGGCATCGCCTCGCCTGGCGCATCTCGTCACAGGCGGTCGGGCCCATGCCCGCCCCGATCGACCTCTTGGCATCCTCGAGCCTGCCGATGGCGAGGTCGATCCAGTCGGCAGGGCCGCACCTGTAGCTCACCGCGACTCACCCCTCACGCCGAAGATGTCGGCCAGGATGTCGCCCGGCGTGGCCATGAACGGCTCGGTGCTCACGGGGTCGTACTGCACCTCGAGGTAGTTCGGGTACCCGATGCTCACGCCCGTGGGCTCGCGCCCCGGCAGGAGCTGGTAGCCCCAGATCACGTCCACCCTCTCGTCGTCCAGGACGGTCGCGGTGCGCTCGATGCGCAGCCGGTACCCGCCCACGCGCTCGGTGTCCTGCGTGTCGTCGGCCCAGGGAATCCGGTGCCTGTCGAGGGCGTCTCGGTAGGCCCTCATCACCGCTGAGATCTCGGTCAAAACCTTCTCACTCTCCTATCTCAAAAGAATTAGGTGTTCTTTGCGCCGGGGGCTTCCCCGCCGGCGTCGTTTCCACTGTCTAGCGGCGGGAACCCCAACGCCTGCTGGCCCAGCTGCCCCGCCGCCGTTGGCACACCTTTGGCACACCCGCGATTCGGCTTCCCGTCCTTCGGGTCCTCGCCCTTCGCGAGCTTGGCGATCTCCTCGTACAGGTCCTTCTCGCGCTGCCGGCGCGCAATCGCCGCGTCGCGCTTCTGGATCTTGGCCAGCAGCACGGCCTCCCTCCGCGACATGACGTTGGTCATGTAGACCTTCGTCAGGCTGAGCGGGCGGCCGTGTGAGGGGTCGGCCTTCTCGTTCCTGAGCATCTCCATGAGGGTGATCATGACGCCTCCGCTATCTGGCGATCGAGCTCGGCTATGAGCTCGTCATCGGTCTTCACGGGCTGCCACACGGCGGCGCGCTCGACCTCCTGGGAGGTCTGCCCGCCGCGGGCCTTGCGGTCCGCGTCGAAGCCGACCTGCTTGCGGCTCCAGTTGCGGGCGAGCGCCCACACGTCGGTCACGGGCAGGCCGCTCGGCAGCGTCCACCCCTGCGCGGCGTAGTGGTCGAAGAACTGGCGGGCGTCGCCCCGGAGGCAGTTGGCGGCGAAGTACGCCTCCACGTCCTCGGCCGACGGGGGCTCGAAGTCATCGGGTGCTTGGCGGGCCGCGCTATAGCCCGCTAGGGCTATCTCCTTCTCCTTCTCTTTCTGTTGGCTACCCCCTCGCCCGCTGGGTCGGCTACCCCCTTGGACACCCCCTTGGCTACCCCCTTGGGCGGTTGCGATTCCGCCTGCCTTGGCGGCCCTCGCCTGCCCCCCGAGGCTGCCGTTGACCATGGCGTCGATGCGGCCCCTCGCGAAGGTGAACGCCGCCATGGTGGTGGGCTTAAGCTTTGGCTCGATGCCCTCGTAGCCGTAGCGCAGCATCGCCCACGCGAGCGCCATGCCCTCCCTGTCGCCCAGGGCGCGGCAGCCCTCGTAGAAGTCCCTGTTGAAGTTGAAGTTATTCATCCGTCTCACCTCCGCAGATCGAATCGGTAAAGGCCGCGGCGGCGGCCTGGTCGCGGCCCGGCATGACCGAGCCGTAGGTGCCGAGCGTCGTCTTGACGTCGGCATGCCCCAGGCGCTCCTGCACCGTGCGCATGTCGAAGCCGTGCATGAGCAGCCAGGTGGCATGGGTGTGCCTCAGGGAGTGGAACACCGTCTCCTCGGGCAGCCCCAGGTCCCTCGCGAGCGACTTGAAGCGGCTCGTCACGGTGGACGGGCGCGCGAGGGCGCCGGCGGGCCCGAAGGTCACCACCAGCGCCGCCGGGCCCCTGCGCGCGAGCCACGTGTCCTGCCACTCCAGGTGGCGCTGCAGCTGGGCCTCCACCGCCGGCGCGAGCGACACGTTGCGCACGCGCCTGCCCTTGGTGTAGGCCTGCCGGTGCAGCTCGGGCTTCTCGACCGCCTGCCCCGCCACGTGGAGGTCGTGCAGCGCCCGGCGCCAGTCGCGCCGCTGCAGCCCGCAGACCTCCCCGCAGCGAAGCCCCGTGTTGAGGGCGAGGTAGGCCGCCATGGCCTCGGTGCGCCGAGAGATGTTGGCGCCCGAGGCCGAGCGCGAGGACATGGCGGACACCAGCGCGCGGGACAGCTCGTCGGTATCGCACTCGGACAGCGCGAACGGCTCGACGGGCTCGGGCGACGGCGCGGGGACGTCGAGCATGATGTCCCGCCCCAGCGCCGGGCGCCACGAGCGGTAGGCGCCCTTCAGCAGCGCGTGCATCTTGAGCAGCGTCTTGGGCGACAGCCCCTTGCCGCTCCTGGGGGCGAGCAGCATGCGGTACGCAGCCGACACGTCCCAGGGCTCCAGCTGGTCGTAGGGAAGCCGCCCGATGGTCGGCTCCACCATCGTCCTGACCACGCTGCGGTACGTGGCCACGGAGTTGTCGGACAGGCCGTTGACGGGGTCGGAGATGTACGTCTCGAGCATCGAGGACAGGCGCTTCGAGCTGTCCTGTGCGGAGGGAGGGTCGAACGTGGCCGCCCACCTGTCGCACTCCGCCTGGGCCTGCTCGCGCGTCAGCTCCGCGTCCCACGACCTGTACGGCCTGATCCGCCTTCCGGTCACGCGGTCGGTGCCCATGTAGGGGCGGGCGAACCAGCGCCCGTCCGCCCCGCGCTGCACGACCGCCCGGCGCTCGCTAGATGTCGGCATCGACGCCCAGCTCCGCCGCCACGTCGCGGATCTCCCTGCGCGCATCCAGGTCGATGGTCTGGATGCTGCCGGCGTGCCCATGGGGATTGGCGACGAGGGCGGCGATGAGCACGAGCTTGCGCGCGTTCCTGTCCGGGACGCCCGCCTGGCTGAAGGCCGCGCAGAGCGTGTTGGTGCACTCGCAGGCGAGCGCGAACAGGTCGCTGATGTCGGTCGGGCCCACGAAGCATGAGTCGCCGGAGCCGTCCCCTTTGGCGGTCGTGACCGTCGCGCAGCGGCACTCGAAAGTGCGGACCTCGCCGCACGCCTCCACCGTCACCCTGACCTTCTTCTCGCTACTCATCCTTCTCCTCCTCCCAGATGCTCTCCCGCACCCTCGCCTCGATCCACTCGTCCTCGGCACTGGGCGTAAAGCCCGCGGCGCGGACGATCTCCCAGTGCTCGAGCCACCCATCCGCGTCATCGCCGCGCCAGCGGCTGTTGAGCATCCGCATGCTGCGCGCCGTGTCCAGCCACCAGTGGCCAATCTCGTAGGCGCTCGGGGACGAGGTGGCGCACCTGCCGTAGAAGGCCTCCATGACCGCGGCCTCGGCGCTGTCGTAGTCGCCGCCGTCGTCAAGCAGGTCGTCCACGAAGAAGAGCGGCTTCATGCGTGCAGCGCGGACCGCGTCCTCCAATTCGCGCGTGCGTCCCGGGGCCTCGTGCAGGACGAAGTCGATCATGCGCCTGTACAGGTCCACGAGCGCGGCCTCCTCGCGCTTAGCCTCCTGTTCCGCGATGATCTCCTCCTCGGTCTTCTCGGCCTGATCGCCCGAGCCATCGTCGGGCTTGTAGAGATACCAGCCGCTGCCGGTATTCACCGCCACGGTGCCGGGGGCGACATCCAGCCCCTCGAGCTCCTTGGCCACGGTGCCGTAGCACGCCCAGAGCACGTAGCTCGAGCCCTCGGGGCGCTCCTTCACCACGGGAACCGCGGCGTCCCCGAACGCGTCGTAGTCCTCGGCCTTGGCCTCCTCGCGCTCGTTGCGGCGGCGGATCTGGTCGGCCTTGCCCGCCCAGTCCTCGCCGGCGGCGAGGACTGCCTCTACGTCCCTCTCGTCGTCGAAGGCGCTCGCGGCCTCGAGCTGCTCCAGCGTCACCTGCCGGCCCTCGATACTCCCGCGCAGCCTGCGCGCCGCGCGGATCTGCCTGGCGGTGGCGCGGCTCGCGCGCTCGATGCGCTGCTCGTCGACGCCCAGCACGAGCATCTGCTGCACGCCGCGTGCGCGCTCCGCCTCGGTCAGCTGGCGCTTGTCGTCGGTGGCGAGCATGGCCACGAGCTCGTTGGCCTCGTCCATGCTCTCGGCCACCAGCGCGGAGACCTCGCGGTCCTCCCCGTAAATCGAGGACAGCGCGCGGTAGCGGCGCTCGCCGTCGACGATGCGGAACACGTTGCCGTCCGCCACCACCACGGGCGGGTTCAGCGGCTCGCCGCCGGTCGCCTCGATGCTGCGGGCCAGGGCGCCGATGTCGCCGAAGTCCTCGCGCGGGTTCTGCCCGCTCGGGCGGATGTCGCCCAGGCGCACAGACTTCTTCTCGAATTGCATGTATCCTCCTGTCTCGAGGCCCTAGGCCTCGCATGAACTGCCATAGCGATCGGGGCGGAGGTCCGGATGGTCGAATTGACGAGCGAGGAGCAGTCCTATCTCAGGAGGCTCCTCGAGATTGAGGAGAACGGCGGGTCGGTGG